CGAGAATAAGGAGTTTTATGATGGTCAGATGGCTCAGTTACAGGCTGTTTCACAGCAAAACGATGCAGCAGGTGTACAAGCTAAAAAGCACTATCTAAGACAAGAAATGCAAGTTTTACAACAGAAGATTCCTGAGTTTTCCGATTCTAAAAAAGCCGGTAAGATTAAGGAAAGACTAGTAAGGATAGGACAAGAAGTTTATGGCTACACACCTGAGGAAATCGGGCAAGTGATGGACCATAGAGCTATTCAAGTTTTAAACGATGCTACGAAATACCGTGAAATCATGGCAGGCAAGGCTAAGGCGGTCTCTAAGACCAAGAAAGGCAAGCCTATTATGAAAGCGGGCGCGAAGAAGGTTGCAGATTCAAAAACTAAAGTTCGTAACCGCCAACAGGCAAAACTACAGAAATCAGGCAGCATTAATGACGCGCTTGGTTTAATTTTAAATACCTAAATAAGGAGTATATAACATGGCACAACCATCAAATACATTTGATAGCTATGACGCAAATGGTATCCGCGAGGACTTGGAAAACGTAATCTACAACATTTCCCCTGAAGAGACACCATTTTATTCATCATTAAAGAAAACATCAGCCTCTAACACTTTACATGAGTGGCAGACTGACTCACTACGCGCTTCGGCAGCTAACGCTCATATCGAAGGTGACGACACTACTGCAAACGCAGTAACCGGCACTACTCGTCAGGGTAACTACACTCAAATCTTCAAGAACGCAGTAACTGTTCCTGATACAGATGAAGGTTTAGACAAAGCAGGTCGTTCTGCTGAGATGGCTTACCAAACGCTTAAAATTGCTAAAGAGCAGAAGCTAGACATTGAGAAGGCGTTATTAGATAACAATGCTCGTGTTTCAGGCGGCTCTACTACAGCTCGTGAGTGTGCAGGTGCTCCATCATGGATGACATCTAATATCACTAACGCAGGCACAGGCGCAGCAGCTCCTACAGGTGACGGTACTGACGCTCGTACAGACGGTACTCAAACTGTATTTACTCAAGCAGACTTCGACTTATGTATGCAGTCTATTTGGGAAAATGGCGGTCGTCCTGACTCTGTTTACCTTTCAGCTTTCCAAATGAACAAAGCTCTAGGTTTCGTAGGTAACAACAACCAACGCTCAAATGTACAAGCAGGCGATGATAAAGTTATCAAGAGTTTGGATGTTTACGTTACTCCGTGGGGTACTGTAGAATTTACTCCTACTCGTGAGAACAGAGGTCGTGATGTGTTTATTATGCAAAACGATATGTGGTCTGCAGCGGTATTGCGTGCTACTAAGAACACTGCTCTTGCTAAGACAGGTGACTCAACTAAGCGTCAAGTGCTTACTGAGCTTACTCTTGTTTGTAAGAATGAAGCAGCCTCGGGTATGGTAGTTGATTGTTCAACTTCGTAAACTGAGTTAAAAAGAAGAGGGTGGTTAATGTGAACAACCACCCTCTTCCCAAATTATAAAACGATACTTTGACCGCCAAAACTAATAGGTCGGTATTGTTAAAAAGGTTAAGAAATGAAGATAGGTGAAAAGGTACATATTGACGAGAAGAATCAGAAGATTCATATCGAGAAGCTTTATTCTAACCAACCCTATTTAGACCGTGTAGCCGAGATTAACAGACTTGGTTTAGGTAAGTCAGGTGAGAACCGACTAGCCGGAAGCATACCCATTCACTTGCTAAAACAAGTATGTGACAAACTAGGCGTTAGGTGGGATGACGTTGAAGCAAGAAAAGATGTTGTAAAAAAGATGCTACTAAGTGGCGATTTTGATAAACTACGAGTGTGGAAAGGCACTTTTTAATATAGGATAAAACTATGGCAGATTCAACTACTACAACGTATAGCCTGACTAAACCCGAAGTAGGTGCGTCAGCAGATACATGGGGTGCTAAGATTAATACAAATCTTGATACTATTGATAACTTATTAGACGGTGGTGTTCAAATATCACCCGACTTAACAGATTTAGAAATTGACGGTGTTATTGTAACGGCAACACCTGCTGAACTAAATTATGTCGATGGTGTTACATCAGCAATTCAAACACAATTAAGTGCTAGATTAGCAACAGGCGGTACATTAGCATCAGCAACAATTACAACATTAACAAGTACAACCACGACATCAACAACGGCTAATATAACAACCGTTGATTTAGGTAATTGGACTATCACAGAGTCAGGCGGTGTATTGAAGTTTGCAACAGGTGGAACAAACAAAGCTAAATTAGATGCTTCAGGTAACTTTACGGTAGTTGGAGATGTAACAGCCTTCGGAACAATCTAAGGAGTAAATTATGGCAATTAAAAGTTCAGGCGCACTCTCTTTTGCTACAGATATTGTAGGTGAGTTTGCCGACTCAGCACCTCACTCAATGAGTGAATTTTATGGTGGCGGTGATAAAGTACCTGCAGGAGCAAACCCCGGTGTAGCAACATCAGGTGCAATTAATTTTGATAGTTTTTATGATTGTGTCGCAGCAACAGTATTAACTATTTCATCTAATACCAATAACTACGACATTGGTGCAGCAGCAATAGCAGCAGGCGGTGATAAATCTACACCTGTTATCTTAACTATTAACTCAGGTGTTACATGTGGCTCAACAAGCGCATCCACAGCAGCAATGTACACAGGCACAGGTTGGTCTTCAGGCACAACAATCACTATTACTAATAATGGCTCTATTGTAGGTGTTTCAGGTAGTAATAGTAGTATAGGTGGTGGTGGTCATGGTGGTAATGGTGGTAATGGAGCAAATTGTATTGGTTGTACCAATGGTGGTGCAGGAGGGGCAGGTGGTACAGGTGCTGCTTCAGCAGGTTCTGCACAAAATGGCGGTGATGCTTTTAAACATTCGCAAACAGCAGATAATAATCTATCTGTAATCTTCTCTACTGCAGGAACACGCACTGCAGGTTCTGCAGGTTACGTTTCTCAAGCCGGTGGCGGTGGTGGTGGTGGAGGTAGCTCACCACGTAAGGATTACGGAGGAGGCGGAGGTGGTGGTGGTCGCTCAGGTGCAGGGGGTAACTCTGCCGGTGGTGCAGCAGGTGCTATGTACGGTTATTGTTGGGCAGGTACAGGTGGTGGTGGTGGCTCTGCAGGAACGTCATCAGGTGGCGGTTCAGGCGGTAACAGTGGCATTTGGACTTCAGGACCGGGCGGAACAGGCGGTGGATATGGTTCAGCAGGTTCTGTAGGTGGACAAGACTCTTATCAAGGTTGCCCTTACGGTGGAGCTTCGGGCGGAGCAGGTGGTGCAGCAGGTAGTACAGGATATGCTTACGGTTCTGCAGGTGCAGCATTAGCAGGAAATACAGGACAAATTTCATAGGAAAAGATTATGGTTTTAGCAAAAAGAATAAGAGGCAGTCAATTCACACAAGATGACGTGCTAGAAATTACTTACACAGGAACAGACACCCTGTTTCAAATGACCAACTCTATTGAGATTGTCTCAGGTGTGGGCATTACTCATGGCGGTGGTGCGCCTGCAGGAGAGTTTTTAAATTTTAAGAAAGAGGAGGATACTGACTTTTCTTCACTTGAAATGATTTTGTCTCAAACAGAGCAAGGTTCTTCTGTTATAAAGGTTGTGTCAAAAATTATTACGCAGTCTGCTGCAGATGAAACTACGTCTGAAATAGAGGCTTGGATGTTACGCGAAGAAGAGTCTTTAAAAACTGACCCTAATAAAGAGGCTTACACGGATTGGAGACAGCGTAAAGGCGTAGCAGAAGGCGCAGAAGAGGAATTTACCGAAGTAGCCCCGACGTTGGTGTTTAATGAAGACAAGCCTTTAGTTAGTATTATCAATCACTCAACAGGTGAAATAACTATTGATTGGAACGAAGACGAGTTTGTATAAAAAATAACATGGGTGGGGAATGTATCTTACAGACCAATTTATTTTCATACACATGTTTAGAATGGGAGGCACGACCTGTATAGAGCAGACTAGTGTCACCAAGATTGGGTATCATTTTCCTCATAGTATGCTGCCCTCACGTCTCTCTCATCTTCCTATCATAGGAACGATACGAAATCCCTATGATTGGTATGTTTCTGTTTACCAACATTGCAAAAACATAATGCCTGATATGAGAACCTACACATTCTTAAATTTCATGATGGATTTCAAACACACAACTATGGAAGATACTATTGAGCGCTTAATAGACCCAAGTTGGATGACTGAAAAAGACAAGGACAATGCGCTTAAACACTTTCCTTCATTCTACGATTATGAAAATTCCAAGTGTGATAATTTAAGGAAAACAGAATTTTTGTCTTATCTTAACGGGGGCAAAGGATTTCTTTCATGGCTGTTTGAGTATATGTATTCTATTGACGGCTCTATTGAAAATGTTAGTTTTTGTAAATTAGAGTCATTAAGTGAAGATTGGTACACACATACAGGCAAAAAACTAAAAGAAACTAACTCTAATTCATTTGAAGACGCTCCCGGATGTGGTGCAGTTTTAAGTGATTACCTCAAGTCTATTATTAACAATAAGGATAAGGGCTATATTAAGACTTTTTATCCCGAGCTATTATGAATATTTCATGTTCAGGTAGAAAGGATTGGGAATACCATATATCAGATTGGCTAGATTTTATGAAGTCACACGCCAAGATACATTCTAATTTTGAGTTTAAAGATGAAGAAGTTGACTATGTTTTTGGAAACACGGAAGGCTCTAGCCCTTTGTGGGGTGGTAGAGCAGCGCTTGGAATTAATTTAACAAGGGTGGATGTTTATTGGCTTTATGATAAAGATATTGGCATAAAACTTCCTCTATCTTCAAAGTCATTTACCGAAGAAGCATACCAAGACAGCAAGTTCCTGCTACAACAATATCACCGTGAGGGAAACTCAATACTAACAGGTACACATAAGTTAGCAGAGAGAATAAAACAAGACTTCCCTAAGTACAAAATAGAAGCTAGTGCTGTGTTTGATATAACTACTAAAGAGAAGCTAAATAAAGCAATAGAAACAGGGTTTTATGACACTATAGTTCTTCCTATATGTATGAACGATGATTTAGAATTTCTAAAAGAAATTGAAAACAAGGACCAAATTAGACTATTTATGAACGCAGAATGCTCTTATACTTGTCCTAAAAAGATTTGTTATGGTTCTATAGGTCAAATAAATAAAGGAAAACTAGAGCCTAGTGACATGAAGTGTAGTCATTGGGATTTAAATCTTCCAAGAACTTTCTATGATGATAATGTAGATTGGAATAACTTTTATTTTGATAAAAAAGTATATGACGAGATAGGTTTCTCTAACTACAAGTTAGTGCCTGCTTGGGCAAACCAACAAAGAACTAATATAATGTATAAAGACCCGCTTAACGTGGAATTTCTAACATAAGTGTTGATGTTGATTTTATGAACAAAGTATATCGAAATAGGTTGTATTATGTGGATTCCTTAGTTTTTTACTAATGGATAAGCAAAGAAAAGTACAATCCTACTATGATAGAATACACTTGTCGTTTGATATTTATGAACAAAAGGACTAAATTATGGCAGATACTACTACAACTAACTATAACCTCGTAAAACCTGAGCTAGACGCTTCAGACGATACATGGGGTGAAAAACTTAATGACGACCTTGATACTATAGATAGTACGCTGAAGTCTATATCAGACGTTGCTAATGCTGCAGGCAGTTCGGGCTATGTAGAATCTTCTGCAGCACCAAGCTCACCTTCTAACGGTGATATGTGGCTAGATACAGACGATGAAATCTTGTATCAATATCAGTCAGGTGCTTGGATTCAAGTATCTACTGCAGCGATGTCTACAATACCGGGTATTGAGAGTGATGCTGATGCCACTGCTATTACTATTGATAGTAGTGAAAATGTTGGTATCGGTACGAGTAGTCCTTATCAACCTCCTGGCGGTAAGTGTCTGCAACTCACAGGTGCTAATTACTCTGTGTTTGAGCAATCCGTGACAGCTGCAGTTACTGATACTAAAAATTGGAGACAAATTGTTCGTGGTACAGTTGGTGGTAATGTTTACCAATTGCAGTTAATGAATGATGCTAACACCGCAGAGCAAACAGCTTATGAAGTAAACAGAACGGCAAATTCCATCAATTACCAAAAATGGTTCACAGGCACATCTGAACGTATGCGCATTTCCTCATCCGGCACAACAGATATTAAGTGTTACAACGGCACTTCTTCTTCACCAACAGAGTCAAGAGATTGGCCTACACCTGCACTTGCATTAAGGGCGTATGGTAACTTTACAAAAGAGTCAATGTTATCGTTTGGTTATCCTAATGATGCTATATATCAAACAGGGGATGCTGTATGGAACTTTAGGCTTGATGGTGTAGGAAGTGCGACCTCATCTTCTTCAAGTACAGATTTAAACTTGCGTGGGCCGGGAGACTTATCACTCGGAGCAGGTGGTAGCGAGAGAATGCGCATAGACTCAGCAGGCCGTGTGACTATGCCTCATCAGGCTGCATGTATAGTTACAACAACAGGGGGTTGGCAGACTACTGCTACCTACCCCTCGAGTACATCGAATAAGCTAGAGCTAGATAATGTCCATAAAGAAACAGGTGGCTCTAATTTTGACACAACCAATCGTCGATATAATATACCGGTTTCAGGGTACTATCATATTCACGGGCAGGCTTATGGAAACAGTGTTGACTATATACATACAGATATTAGAGTAAATGGTTCAGGCTTGACCTTAAGCGGTTATACCGCCACTCATACTTATGATAACCCTTATTCGTCAATGCCCATAAACCTTCATTGGGATGGAGTTTATTACCTTAGTGCCAATGATTATGTGGAGTTGTACTTTACGCAAGTGTCAGTAGCAAACTCCTCTTACACCGTCTATCACGGACACGCCCACGCCTCTTTTATATTACTAGCTTAACAAAGGAAATATTATGCAATACACAATAGAACTAACAGACGCTGAAGTAAAAGCTATGGAACACGTAGCACTAAGCGTACAGGATTGGGCTGAGAATGCTCTAAAGAACAGAGCTAGAATT